CAGTTAACGTAATTACAGCGGCCTTGGAAATGATTGGAGGGGCTAACACTCTTGGAGCAGGGGCAGGAATGGGTGTTGCCCCGCTAGCTCAAACGCTACCAGCTCAAACGCTACCAGCTCAAACGCCGCTAGCCCCACCGCCAGGAGTGGGCAGACCAGTGGCCGCAGAAAGCGGTCAGGGGGCCGCAGCAGGGGCACGAATGGGTTTCGCACCTTCGCCTCTTGTTGCCACGGGAAAGGCGGGCCGAAGATTGGCAGGCATGCGTGGAGGAGGCATGATGGGATTCCGGCCCCTTAGAATGGATGATGGGGGGTCCGTGGACAGGGAGACAGAATTTCTAGGCGTTTATAGTCAGGCATGGCGAATTGTCCATGGAGAAGATCCACCAGAGACAGTTAGACGTTGGTATATGGACCCCCAGACTTCGCCAAAAGTTATAGAGGGGGCTACTATAGAGTTGCAGGAAGAGGCCAAAAGGGTGCAAGACCTAAAGTTTCAGAATTTTTTGGAATCCCCTGAAGGTATACAAGCTCGACAAGAAGGCCCCATGGAAATTATGGGCACCCCTGACCCCACATTCACCGGGGGTCCTATACAACCTGATATAGAAGCCATGGGCCGTGAAGGGCTTTATGGAAGCATCGCAGGCGCGGGATACGGTGTCGAGTTAGGGGACGAGTTAGGGGACGAGTTAGGGGACGAAATCCCTATTCCGCGTAGGAAACCCACCCCACAAGGAATGGCCTATGGTGGGATGCCCAGAGGAACCGTTGCTGGAGAACGTGAACCTCGCGGCTATCTGACCGCCAGACAGGCGGGAGAAACTATGGGCGAGTGGGCTAAAGGCCAAGAAGACCAACGTAAGTATGGTGGCCTCCATTCTCTGTATAACAGATACGGGTAAACAAGTATGGCGGACAAACCACTTCCCAGAAGTAACTTTGGGACAGCTTCTCTTATAGAGAGGCGTAACCAGATCCCCCCTGTAGAACTGGACGTTGAAGAAGGACCGGGGGCCGTGGTGCCTTTATCGGGAGACGCGGTAATTGAAGCTCCCGGTTTGTCCATTGAAATGGAGGAGGATGGTGGTGTGGTCGTGGATTTCGAGCCCCGGCCCACGGCCCAAGGTTCAGGGGATTTTTACGACAATCTAGCGGAAGAGATTTCGGACGCTGATTTGTCCGTGGTTGCTTCAAAGGTTCTTGAAGAATACGAGTCTAATAAGTCGGGGCGTAGGGATTGGGAAGACACTTATACGAATGGCCTTGAGTTGCTTGGATTCAAGTATCAGGAGAGAACGGAGCCTTTTCGCGGAGCCACGGGCGTAACGCATCCTTTGTTAGCGGAGGCGGTAACGCAGTTTCAGGCGCAGGCTTTTGGAGAGCTTTTCCCGTCTGGGGGACCTGTTCGCACAGAAATTATTGGCAGAGTGACGCCGGAGGTTGAGCAGCAGTCCGAGCGCGTTCGACACTACATGAATTATCAGATTACGTGTGTGATGAAGGAGTACACACCGGAATTTGACCAGATGTTGTTTTACCTTCCGCTATCGGGTTCCACTTTCAAGAAGGTTTACTACGATGAATTTTTGGGTAGGGCGGTAAGCAAGTTCGTCCCTGCCGAGCAACTGGTTGTGCCGTATACGGCTACTGATCTAGAAACGGCTGAAAACGTTACGCACGTTATTCAGATAAGCGAAAACGACTTACGTAAAAAACAGGTGGCGGGATTTTACAGGGACATTCAAGTCACCCCTTCGCAGACAGACCCCTCTCAAGTCAAGGACGAGATGAACGACATTTCGGGGGTAGAGCCTTCTTATTTGGACACGCAGGTAACTCTTCTGGAATGCCATGTCGCTTTGGACATTCCGGGGTATGAAGATACCGGGGACGACGGTGAAAACACCAAGATTAAGCTCCCTTATATTGTAACGGTATCAGAGAATAACGGAAAAGTTCTCAGCATCCGGCGTAATTGGAACGAAGACGATGCCGATAAGAAGAAAATTCAGTATTTCGTTCACTTTAAGTTTCTGCCTGGATTTGGGTTTTATGGGTTGGGTCTGATTCACATGATTGGGGGCTTGAGTCGAACCGCGACAGCGGCTCTGCGACAACTCATAGACGCCGGGACCCTGTCCAACCTTCCTGCCGGGTTCAAGGCACGGGGCTTGCGTATTCGTAATGACGATGAGCCATTGTCACCGGGAGAATTCCGGGATGTTGACGCTCCGGGAGGCGTTATTCGTGATGCATTAATGCTTCTTCCTTACAAAGGAGCAGATCAGACGCTGTTTCAGTTAATGGGCTTTTGTGTAGAAGCGGGCCAAAGGTTTGCAGCGGTTTCCAATCTGCAGGTGGGGGACGGGAATCAGCAGGCTGCGGTAGGAACTACCATTGCCATGTTGGAACAAGGTGCGAAAGTAATGTCGGCCATACACAAGCGCCTGCATTACGGCTTGAAAGATGAATTTTACCTTCTGGCACGCGTTTTTGGAGAATTTTTACCCTCGGAATATCCCTACAACGTCGTAGGGGCTGAAAAGACCATAAAGGCCAAAGATTTCGATGATAGGGTGGATGTTGTTCCGGTATCGGACCCCAACATATTCTCCATGGCGCAGCGTGTGGCGATGGCGCAAACTCAGCTACAACTGGCGCAATCGGCTCCAGATTTGCATAACATGTATGAAGCATACCGTCGGATGTATAAAGCTCTTGGTGTGCGGGATGTTGACACTATTCTCAAACCTATGGAGCAAGGTGAAGCAGAGCCCAAAGACCCGGCGGCAGAAAATTCCGACTCTCTAGAAAACGTTCCTTTAGAAGCCTTTGAAGGCCAAAACCACGACGCACATATCATGTCGCATCTTGTATTTGGGTCTTCAACAATGGTTGCACAAATGCCGCAAACAGTTATGGCGCTTCAAAAGCACGTAATGGATCACATCGCGCTTAAAGCAAGAGAGCAGGTCATGGGACAGATGGGGCCGCAAATGCAGCAGATGCAAGGACAACAAATGCCCCCCGAACAATTTATGCAAATGGAAGGAATGGTTGCGGATTTAATTTCTCAAGGTATGCAGGAAGTGAAGCAGATTAGTTCTCAAATAAGTGGTCAAGGGCAGGAAGATCCTCTGCTTGCTCTCAAGGCCCAGGATTTGGAAATCAAGGCTCGGAAAGACCAGCAAGATACTGCGATTGATCAGCAGCGGCTTGAATTAGACAAGCAGAAAAACGCAAATACTGTTGCTTTAGGGAATAAGCGCATTCAATCTAACGAAGGAATTACGGACGCTCGGATAGAGGCTGCTAGAGAACGTGAAATTATGAAAATGAGGAATCAGTAGGAGAACATTATGGCAAAGGCAAAAAAATCCAACTCAGTTGGTGTAATTACAAAAGGTATGGTTATTAAAGGCCAGGGGACTGTTCCCTATAACGCTCCCGTGAAAGTTACTACCCCCAACGTAGCCAAAGCTGTGTCTGAAAAAGGCAAGTGCCGTGGTGCGGGGGCCATGCTGCGTGGAACTTCTTTCACGTATTGATAATCGGGGCGCCTTTTTTGTCCTTTAGTAGGAGAAACTATTATGGATTGGATGACTTGGACGGAACATAGACTAGGTGAGCCTTCCACTTGGGCGGGTATTGGTTGTGCTTTGGTGGGAATTGGCGTTATTTGTCAAAGTCAGGTGGCTATTTTTATAGGAATAGCAGTAGGGGGTATTGCCATGCTGGTTAGAGAAAAGGGCAAGGAATAGTGCCTTTTGCAACGTTGTTACCGAGTATTTTGCCTTTGGTAGGAGATGTTCTAGACAGATTTTTCCCCAACAAGGAAGAGAAGGAAAAGGCTAAGCGAGAAATTGAAGCGCGTTTATCAGAGCATCTCGCACAGATAGATATTGCACAGATAGCGGTTAACCGGCAAGAAGCGGCACACAGAAACATTTTTGTTGCAGGTTGGCGTCCTTTTATTGGATGGTCTTGTGGATTGGCGCTGTTTTACACCTATTTGGCTCAGCCTGTGTTGACTTTTGTATTGGTTCAACGAGGGCAGTATGTGGACCTTCCCCCAGTGGATTTAGGAGCAATGATGCCAGTTTTACTTGGCATGCTTGGGTTGGGCGGGTTACGTAGTTGGGAAAAATACAAAGGTATTTCTAAATAATGGAAGATATTTATTTAGCGGAGCATCTTTTAAAAACCATAAGAGAGCGCAGGGAAAGCGTCGTTGAAAGATTATCGATGGGGGGTGTAAGAAATATGGAAGATTATAGAGCCTTAGTAGGTTCCATAGAGTCTCTGGATTATATAAGTGCTGAATTAAAGCAAATTCTTGACAAGTCTATGTAATAAGTGTGAGGGATAAAATGACCGCCCAAGACAAAACCGCAAAAGTAGTTTCTTTGGAAAACGCTTATATAGAGCCGGAAGAGAAGGTTTTAGACCCTACCAAATTGGACCAAAGCTCCCTGGAGCGTTTGCCAATGCCCTCGGGGTGGAGAATTCTTATACTTCCTTATAGGGGGAAGGGAAAAACAGAAGGCGGAATTTTACTTCCCGATCAGGTTGTAGATCGTGAAGCGGTAGGCACGGTAT